TGGGAACTAATGGACATCGTTAAAAACGACGATGTAGTAGACCAAAGAAAAGAAGACCGATTGCTATCAGAACTCCGAAAGGACGTTATAAGACTTAAGTGCTAAACTGAATAGGACGGAAGTAAGCCGACTCGGAACGGATCGTTCATCTATGGAAACAATTCTCTGGACTTGCATTGAGGCTCAAAGACTTATTAGTAATGTAAAACTAAAAATGGATGAGCCTGCAAGATCTGAACTTATTCAGATCTTTAAAGAAGGATCTCCAAGAACTTGTAAATTCATAGACGCAAAAGCCGACTGAAGGAACGCTCTTTAGCCTCAAAATTAAGGAGAAAACCTAATGTCTAAAGTCGTATATCGTGGTGTCGAATATGATACCGCAGAACGTCCAAATCAAACGTTTAAAATTGAACCCCACGTAGAAATTTATCGTGGTACTATGTTTTACGTTGATGAAAATGGAAACAAACTCTCTATGTCTAAAACTAAGGGAGGTGCAAAATGAACACTTACTTCGTTCGCTATCTCAAACTCAAAGCAAAAAAGGAAAAACTCCTTCATAACGCACAACTGAATATGGCGAAGCAACCACAAGTTGCTTGAAGTAAAGGAGGGTTGATTCCCTCCTTTTTTTATGTTAAAATATTGAAAGAGAATAGTATCTTATGGATAAAGACAAACTAAAACTTATTGTCCGTAATCTAGAACTCTTGGTTGATTCTCTGAAAGCAGAAGTTTATTCTGATGTATCTGCATATTCTTATACAAATCCAGAAGTCAGAAAAAGACCAATGTTAGATTACGACGAAATTTTTGAGGATTCTGATTTAGATGACTAATAGGGCAAGAAAAATGATGAAATTGCTCCGTAGATTGATTAAACAAGAGCATTTATATTCTGCTGAGCAATTGATTGAAATGAAATCACAATTAAGGATTCTGGAAGAAGAACTTTCAGAACTCGAAGCAAAAACATCAAAAGGATTTGGAAAGAAATGACAGTAAAACTCATTAGCGTGACCCCAGATGCAGAAAAAACAATGGCATATGTTGCTAGAGTTAGCAACCCTGCGAATCAAGACAACGAAAACTATGCCAAGTTGCTTGCTTATTGCATTAAGCATAATCATTGGTCTGTTTTTGAGCAGTCTTTTATGACTCTTGAGATCGAAACAAATCGTGGTATCGCAGCTCAAATTTTGAGGCACCGTTCTTTCACATATCAAGAATTTTCGCAGCGTTATGCAGATTCTTCTTTGTTGAGCGATTATATTCCTGTACCTGAACTTCGTCGTCAAGATACCAAGAATCGTCAGAACTCTATTGACGACATTTCTGAGTATGAGAAACTGACTCTACAGAGTAAGATTCAAGACCATTTTGCACACTCTATGCAACTCTATAAGGAACTTCTTGCTCATGGAGTAGCAAAGGAGTGTGCAAGGTTTGTACTGCCCTTAGCGACGCCTACACGCATTTATATGTCGGGATCATGCAGGTCATGGATTCATTATATCAATCTTCGTTCTGCAAATGGAACTCAGAAAGAACACATGGATATTGCTCTTGAGTGTAAGAAAATATTTACCGAACAATTTCCATCAGTCTCAGAAGCGTTAGAGTGGAATAAATAATTTTACTCTTAAATGTTCAAAGATGTCTGTCAAATATTCTTGGAAAATTCATGCATTGAATTATAATACTGCAGGATTATCTGGTGCAGTTAGTTCTGTAGAATGGATTTACACTGCTACAGAAAAAGTGAATGAAACTACTTTTACTGCTGATGAAAGAGGTACTCTAGAATTGCCTTCAGCTGCTGAAGATGATTTTACTGAGTATTCTGATTTAACTGAGGAACAAATTATTTCTTGGGTTGAGACTTTAATTGGGGAAGAAGAGATTGCGAATAAGCAATTCAGATTATCTTCTATAATTGATGCTCAAAAATCAGCATCAACAACCGAAAAGTATGATACTTTACCTTGGGAATCTCAAGAAGTTGTTGATGTGGAAACAGTAGAAGAGTAAAACTTTCATTCTAAATAAATTATCTTGATTTCGTAACTTTATGGCGACTTATCCTGTTATTAACAAAACCACTGGCGAACAGAAAGAAGTGGAAATGAGTATCCACGCCTGGGACCAGTGGAAAAAAGATAATCCAGATTGGGACAGAGATTGGTCTGACCCATCAACTTGTCCTGGCGCTGGAGAAGTTGGTGAGTGGAGGGACAAACTTATCAATCGCAATCCTGGATGGAATGATGTGCTTGCAAAAGCAGCAAAAGCTCCTGGTTCTACTGTAAAGAAACTCTAATGGCAAGAAGAAAAAGAGGCAATGACATCCAACCTATTGGTGTTGGTTTGACTGCAAAGCAAATGAAGAGGAGAAAGCCTCTAAGTTCTGATTACTTGGTCGATATTGAACCAATTACAGATAATCAGAAAAAGTTTTTTGATTCCTATCAAGATGAAAAGCATTTAGTTGCTTATGGATGTGCTGGAACTGGTAAAACTTTTATTACTCTTTATAATGCTTTAATGGATGTTCTTGATGAAAGAACCCCTTATGAAAAAGTTTATATCGTTCGTTCTCTTGTAGCAACTCGTGAGATTGGATTCCTTCCTGGATCTCATGAAGATAAAGCAGACATTTACCAGATTCCTTATAAGAATATGGTGAAGTATATGTTCCAGATGCCTTCTGATGCTGACTTTGAAATGCTCTATGGCAATTTGAAGTCACAAGAAACTATTAAGTTCTGGAGCACTTCATTCCTCCGTGGAACAACTCTTGATAATGCTATCGTCATTGTTGATGAATTCCAAAATCTAAACTTCCACGAACTCGATTCTATTATTACTCGTGTGGGTGAAAATACCAAAATTTGTTTCTGTGGTGATGCTACTCAATCAGACTTGCAAAAAACAAATGAACGTAATGGTATTGTAGATTTTATGAACATCTTGCGTAAAATGCCTTCTTTTGATATAATTGAATTTGGTGTAGAAGATATTGTTCGTTCTGGACTTGTTAAAGAATACATCATCGCAAAAATGGAAGCAGGTATGTAATGTTCAAACATGTTGATGTGACGCTCCCTGAACTTGAAAGGGAGACTATAGATGGTGTTCGTTATTATAAAGTTCCTGACGAAGAAGAACTTGTACGACTGGTCTCCATCACTTCGGTGACCAGTCATTTTAATAAAGAAATCTTTATTAAGTGGCGTAAAAAAGTTGGTGAAGAAGAAGCAGAGCGTGTCACAAAAGCGGCAACAAGTCGTGGAACTGATATGCACCTTCTTGTGGAACATCATCTCAAAAATGAAGAACTACCAGAAGTTCAACCAATCTCTGATTTTCTTTTTAAGATTGCAAAAACTGATTTAAATCGTATAAATAATATTTACGCCCTTGAAGGGTCCCTATATAGTAAGCAACTAGGCATTGCTGGGACAGTTGATTGTATTGCCGAATATGACGGCGAGTTAGCGATAATCGACTTTAAGACTTCTAAAAAACCAAAACCACGCGAGTGGATTGAACATTATTTTGTTCAGTGTATGGCATATGGTTGTATGCTCTACGAACTGACTGGTATTTCAGTCAAAAAACTTGTAATCATTATGGCTTGTGAAAATGGAGAATGCGTCGTCTATGAAGAACGAGACAAATCAAAATACATCAAACTTCTCACAGAATACATTAGAAAGTTTGTTAGAGATAAACTGGAACTCTATGGAACCAAATAAAGAATTAGAACAGGCAATAGAAAGTAAATTTTTAACCCCTTCCAAGTTTGCTCTTGAGATTGAGAAAATTGTTGCTGAAGAAAATCTGAATTATATTGATGCTATTTGTCACTATTGCGAAGTCAATAGTCTTGAGGTAGAATCAGTCACAAAACTCATTTCAAAACCTTTAAAAGAAAGACTCAAGTGGGATGCCACTCGTCTTAACTTTATGAAGAAAACATCAAGAGCAAGATTGCCTTTATGATCGTGACACCCTTTGAAACTTATCAACATT